TTACTATCAGAGTGACACTCCCATTTGTGAATACAAAATTGACATCCTGTTGCTAAAGTTTTATTACCATTTTTTTCTTCTTTATCTTCATAACATTTACCAGGAGGTGTATTACTTTCTAGTGTTGATTTTAAAGTTGAAATCAAATCTTTAACATTTGGTTTTGCCATATCATCTGGTTTATAAAAACATAAGTCACCGTTAGATTTATCAACAACAAGAAAGCCACCATGCTTTGTACCTAAAGCTGTTTCATATCCTGATAACTGGGCATGATAACCAAATGGGTCATCATTAACTATGTCACCAGACTGAAACTTTTTAAAACTAAATGGTGATGCTGACTTAACATCACAAACTTCACCATCTATTTTACTATCTATGTGTCCAGTAATACCATCTATCTCTACTTTCTTTTGTTGGTCTTCAATCTTATGACCAGACAATTCTGCTAAATATAAAATCAAATGTTCAATGATATGTCCATATAAAAACTTTAATGTTATATCTGAATTATTTTCACTTGATTCTTTAGGACTATTTTTATCATACCAAAGTTGTCTAGGTGGTTTACCTATAATAGACATCCTTAATTTACCATCATACTTTTCTTTTACAGATGGTTTGTTCCAAGATATTATAGCCTCTTTAATATTATTTAAAAATTTATTTAAATTTTCTTCTGTAATAGGTGCAGGTTTTCCATTTGATACATCAGTAATTAATTTTTTTATATCAGGTACTAATGTACTAATGTGTTTCTGACCAGTTGTTTCCAATTTTATATTCTCCATTTAAAGGACATCTCACTTTCAATTTATTTCCTGCATCTATAATTGCTTGTACACCTAGCTTACCGAACTCTTCGGCTCTTGATTCTTCAACTTCATATTGAAATTCATCATGTACATTTACAACTGGAAATGCTTTGATTCGTTTATTATTAACATATTCTTCTAGCAATGTCAACGCATACTTCATAACTATTGCACCTGCTCCCTGCAATAAAGTATTCAATGCAGCATGAGGTTGCCTTATAATTATTTTTCTTCCGTCAAGTCCTTTGACCCATCTACGTTGAGCCACTCTTTCCACTTTTTCTCGTAAGCTTCTAAGACTTGGTGTTGCTCTAAGAAATTTTTCTTTAACTCTGTCTCCATCTCTTTCCGTACCTCCAATGATACTTCCGATTTTTTTTGAACCTGCTCCATAGATAAATGCGTAGATAAAAGTCTTCGCCTTATCTCTTGATTCCAAACCAGCAGCAACTTGATTTGCTGTGTGTATATCTCCATTAACGACTTCATTTATATATCCCTCATCATTCATGTAGTGTGCTAACATTCTTAACTCAAGTCCAGAAGCATCAACACCTACTAGTTTAAATTGTTTTCTTGGTATCCAAAGTGCCCTACATTCTTTACCGTAGGGAGAATACACAGCAGGTATCTGAGCCATGTTGGGCGACTGGTGACTCATTCTACCTGTTACTGTACCATTAGTAATTACCTTCCCATGTACTCTCCCATCTTCTCTAATCGCTTCAATCCAAGAACTGACTTGAGCAATTCTTTTTTGTAGCAAGAGAAACTTGTTTATTAATGCAGCTTCTGGAATATTATTTATTTCAGATAAAACTTTTTCATCTACAATGATATGTCCTTTATCTGTTTTCTTTTTTGGTTTCCAGCCTAGCTTCATTAATCGTTCACCTATTTGTTGTCGTGAACCTAAATTAAATTCTTTATATTTTACTTTAGTAAATGGTACACCTTTAACATAACCTCTAGCTTTATTATTTGATTTAGGTATAAATGTTTCTTCTATTTTTTCTGGTGGAAAAGACTTCCTAACTTCAGTAGTAAGTTCATTCATGTCTTCTTGAAACTTAGCTTGTAATCCATATGCATTAACAACATCAATAAGAAATCCATTGTCATGTTGTTTCTGAATTATCTCAGCTACCTTATGCTCTAATTCAATTGACTCACCAAAGTCAGTCATCTTTCTAGATAAAAACTTATAAAGCTTTTCTGTTAAGGCTACGTCATTACGACAATACTTTAACATATCATCACTTAGAAAATCAAACTGTTCAAACTCTATTTTATTTTGTCCAAGTTTTGTTCCCCAATTTTTTAATGAGTGTCCACCTTCTAATATAGGATTAAACAATCTTGATAATACTAATGTATCTGTAAGTTTACAATTCTTAAATATGTCTGCACCTAAAAATTTTTTAACTACTGGTACATCAAACCCAATAATATTATGTCCAATAAATTCTTTAGTTTGTTTTGCAAACTCTTCAAATCTATTTAAATTTTTACCGTCTGTAAATTGATAGTAAGTATTATCATGCTTACAAACAATGCACCATATTTTATCTGCAGTCATTGTTGTTTCAATATCAAATACTACTTTATTAAAGGTCATCTACCTTAACCTCCTTCAATCTACCTGTATCAATATCATATCTTAAATCACAACAAGGTCCTGTCAATCCTGCAAATCTATTTTTTAATACTCTAACTCTTGTAGTATTTCTAATTTCAGGGTCATCGTTTTGAGCATCTCTCTCTAATCCAATTACCATATCACTTAACTGACCTATACTTGCTGAACCTCTAAGCTGTGATAAAGATGTTGCAGCACCTTCCTCATGTCCTTTACCATCTGGTCTTCTTAAATGAGATACAACTATCATAGATACTCCAGTCTCTTGAACTAGTGTTCTAAGTCTAGTCATGATTTCATCTAATGCTCTTCGTTCATCTCCATGTGATTGGTCGGATACAATAATACTAACATGGTCTATGATTATATATTTACAATCCAAACCTTTAGCTAAGTATCTTACTCTTGAAACTATATTATCAATAGAGTTAGAACCAAAGTGGTCGAACATATATATTCTACCAGTACCTACTGTTGCATCAAAGTAAGTTTTCAATTCTTCTTTACTAACATGGACATCTGGTAAATGTAATCTTTGATTAGCTTCAATACTCATCAAACCTTTAGATGTAATGACTGGTGTTTCTTCTAACATTAACAAACCAATATTATCTTCAGTTGATTTTAACATATGATAAACTACTTCTCTCATCACTTGAGTTTTACCTAAGCCTGAACCTGCAGTAAATGTAACTAACTCTGATGGTCTAATACCGTATGTTAATTTATTCATTCCTTCAAATGGATACTGAACAAATGCTCTTGTTGTTGGTTTAGCTATCTCTTCAAATAAAACATTAGCATTTATAATACCATCAGGTGCATATAACTTAGCATCCCAAAAAGCTTTAGTATAAATTTGAATTTTATTTTTAGTTAAACAATCAGATGCATCTTTATATTCTTCAGGTAAATACATAATCTTACATTTACCTGGACTAAATAATTCTGCTACTTTTAGTGCACCTTCTTGTCCATGTTTATCATTATCAAAGTTAATAATAATATTATCAAAATTACTTTCTAACCATTCCAAACTTCCTTTAACATCTTTAACTGCTGAAGTAATTCCATTCTTAATACTAACAACAGGTGTGTCATACCTATCAGTCTTAAACATTTGATAAGCTGATAAACAATCTAACTCACCTTCAGTTATTATTATATATTTATTTTTTGAGAATAAATTTTCACCAAACAATCCAGAGTTTTTAGTATTGCCTTGTATACTAAATTCTTTTAGCTTAGTGTATCTAGTTTTGGTAGCTATCTTTGCACCTTGTTTATCATGGTACGGATAGTAATGATGTGTTATACTTCCAACAGAGTCCATCTTAACTGTGACTCCATACTTTTTGCAAGTATCTTCTTTGATATTTCTATCTATAATTTCTGCGTAGTTAGATTCTTTTAAGAAATCTTTTACTTGATATTCATTTACTCTATTTGTAGTTTCATGATTTGTTTCCATATTGTATTCCCTGATGTATTGTTGACAGGAAAAACAATAAGCTGAACCATCTTTGTTTAAAGATACTGCGTCAGTACTTTCACAAAGTGGACATGGTAAATGATACTTAACAAATCCATTTTTGTTTATGTCTTCCATTGTCGCCCTTTAAATTTTTAGTTAATTGTGAGAGAGCCAAATGGAGGCATTCGACTCTCTCATAGGAGTAAAGTATAATGACAACTATGAACATTATATCTTGTGGTTTTTAGACCTATTTAAAAATCACTATTGATTGATGAGCCATCCGAAGATGCGTTCTCAACCTCAAAAGATTCTTTAGGTGTATACTCAACCAAGTCTAAAACTTGTACTGCTTGTAAGTCTAAACCTTTACCAGTCTTACCTTTGTAATTCCAGTCATAAGATTTATACATTACTTTTACTTTGCTACCGTTACCAATTATTTTATCAATTGGTTTCTTATCAGCATCAACTAATTGTGGCTGTTGATTTTTATCACCATTAGCCTTTGATACTTTTCTTTTAAACTTAATGATGTTCTTTATAGTCTCATCATTAACAACGGTTTCTCCAATTTGGAATCCTTGCTTTTGAAATTCAGATGCTGTTGCATCATCAACTGATAAGTCAATTCTCCACATTGGTTCAAACTTTTCATTGGGTCTAGTTATTGATGCCCAATAAGCTGTTCCTTCTACTATTGCCATATTATATTACCTCGTATGTTGTTTAATTTATTTGACATGTCATAATCTATATCAAATTTTGTCATCCATGTCAACACTATTTGAAACTTTTTTTTCACTTTCTTCACTTAAAACTTTATCTATTTTCTTAGATAAATTAACCTTTTTATTTAATTTAATTTCTAATTCATTAATCTTTTTACCCATAGATTGTATATCATAATTAGCTTGTTCTAATTCAATTAAGATTTTTTTAATTCTTAAATCTTTATCTTTAATTGTTTTAAAAGCCTCTTCCTTTTCTTTAGTTAAGTCTAATATTGTATCTTTGTATTGACGAATTAAATCTTTATCAGCCATAATTATATACTGTAACAGTCCTCATTAAATAAATCTTTGATTGGAATAACAACACACTTACTTGCTCGGTAGTCTCCGATACTTTTAGTGTGAGTTTTTTTATACTTCTTAACTATCTTTCTTAATCTTGATACTCTAAAAACTAAAATGCAATGTTCTTTATTTTCTAATTCTAAAATATGAAACCACCATTTCGCTTCTGTCTTATCAATACCAGAAGGATTACCTCTGTATTCATATTCAATTGCAATGTTTCCTGTTTTTCTCCACCAACTCCTTTCAGTTTTAATTTCTACTTGTTCTTTACCAAGAAGATTTGCTACTCTCTTCTCTCTTATTTGACCATACTTTAAGTCAATATCAAACTTAGATGTGTTGTTTAATTTCACTATTTCTCACCTGTAAATGTACATAGATATTCTAAAAGAAATTTATTTAAATTAATATTTTTAAATCTCTTTTGATTACTATTGTTTTTAATTTTATTAAATAAACGCAGAACAAAATCAGAATTTAAATCAGCATAGTCACACACCATTATAAAATCTTTATTGTTTTTATCAAACCACAAATTAGAATCTTCTATTATTCTTTTCTTAACATAACCCCATGCATGAATATCAACTCCTAAAGAATCTAATATAACTCTTACAAGTACTGACCTCCATAATAATATTTCTGGTGTTATAGTATAACCTGAAGAATCGTTTAATGGATTAACAAATGATTCAGTTTTAAATAACATTCCTAATCCTTTTTAATATCTTTTGTAGTGACTGTTTTATTTTTGCTGTTAACATTTTTAATTTTTTCTTTAAAACTTTTCTCATCTATCTCCTCTATTGTTGCTCTTGTTTGTTTAACTTCTTTACTAACTATGATAGCCTTCTCACTAAAGTTAATTTTATTTTTTAATTTGTTTTCATCTTTTACATCTTCAAAGTAATCCTCAATTTGTAAATCTAAATTAACATAAGATTTTTTTAAAATAAATTTTGTCATAAATTATTTAATATAATACTTTCCTTTTATAATATACTTTTTAGTTTTAAATGTTGTATCTACTTCTAGTATTCTTAGAGATAAATATTTTTTAATTAATCTTTGTATTACACCTGCATTAACTTGAGGAAACTTTTCTCTTAAAGCTTTTATCAAATTTCTTTTCTTATATTTATTATTATCTATTAAAGAAAATAAAGTATCTGATATTTCAGACTTAATAGATTTTTCTACAGTTGGTTTTTCCTTTTCAAACTGTGAAACATTTATTTTATATTTATTTAAAAGAGTATTAAAGTCCTCAACACTACTCCAACTATAACACATTCTAGGCATACTTAGATTAGCTAACAGCATACCTAATTTTTCTGTCTCCAAGTTATCATATTTATCTAGATATGTAAACACTTCATTATCTAGTGGTACATCTTTATATTTTTTAGACTCATCATACATCATTATTTATACTCCTTTATTATTTCTAGTGCCCTAGCCATTGCTGGAATCCTTTTAATATATCCTTTGAACTCTAGATAACCTATCATTTTATGTACGGTACTGATAGATTTTAAGTTCATATGTTTTTTAATTTCTCTAAATGTAGGCATATAATTATTTTCTTCCTTATATTTTTTTAAGAAATTAAAAAGTTTTATTTGTCTAGGTGTTAACATATTTTCCTCCAACCATTTATAGTTTCTACCCATTATGATATTT